TCCTCGACTTTCTTCTTCTTACCAATATTATATTTGGTCTCCAAAATCCAATCTCCCTTCTCACTATATGCAAGAACTTTAATTTGATTTAAAGGTGCAACTTCAGAAATAGAACCATCTACGACCACATCAACCAATCCCCAATCAGAAAGAAGTTGTGTAATTCTATTTCTACGTTGAACATCATTCACTGTAAGATTTGCATGTTTGCCATCCAGTGCAAACAATTCCTTAAAGTGAACAATAAAATACTTACCTTGTTTATGTAAAATATGACAAGACTGATAGAGTTTCTTTTCTTTTCTTGAAGCAACTCCTATACGAGTCAAAGTCTCTCGAACTTTTAAAAAATCATCTGGTTCACGAAGTCTCACTTCCACCATTTTATCAGGTGTCCAGCGAACTTCAGGTTCAGCGGTACTCATTTTTTTCCTCCAATCTCAAGTTTAGATCTAATAAATGCAATTTGTTCGGGAGATAAAATGCGTAGAGCTTGTGCCGCTTTTTCATTACTATAACCATAGTATGATTTAACCACATCAAGGTCTTTGACTTTATCCTTTCGTAGCCAAGGAGAGAATCTCTTCCTTTTTCTCACACTATTTAGATAAAAATCATATTGCAACCTTTTAGATAAAAAATGACTACGATTCATTTCACTAGCAAATAAAACCGTATCAATATGGCCTGACATAATCTTATTAATAACAAAAGGAGTATACTCTCTTTCATTATCAGGATCCTCATCCATCAAATTATTCTTATTGAGGTTGATTGAGTTCAACCAGTCTTTCAATTCAGTCATGATTTAGGTAGTTTACGATTAAAATTCCAATAGTCAAATTTCTGCCAGAGATGATATATTCCTATCAAAGTTCTCTTGACAAACTCTTCAAAAAATATAATTGGAATAACAATAATTTCAAATGTAGTCATGTAAGTTCCTTAATTTTGTCTCTCCAATACTGTCTATCATCATCAGATATCCAAGGATTATGCACATGTATATGAGCATATTGCAACCACTGTTCCCTAGTCCAATCTCTCTTTGGGCCTAAGTGGTCTTTAAGGGTCATCGTATTATATCAATATCCATATCTTTTGTCCATACTTCTAACTCAGTTCTTAAGTTACCACTCCCTTTAAGTTTATTATATCTTTTAGAAGCCATCTTCTTCCATTTCTTAATAACAGATTCCATATAAAATTTATCAAAGTTTTGAGGGTTCTCTACAAGTTGTTTATCCTCACCCAAAAGAACCTCACGTACATTTCCAAAACCATAATCAGAAAAATAAGTTCTTTTCTTTTCAGTGAGAGCTGTTGCATTTGCAATCGCAGTCTGGAATTCCACAGCCTTTTGAGAACTTAAGTTCTTTTTGATAATAGCTATCATACGTTGTTGTGTTTTTAGCTTGCGACTTGAAGCGTCGGCTTTGACTAGTAAATTTCCATTGTTTCTCTCGATAAACCATTTGTTTAAACCCTTAAAGATTTGATCGTGAAGTAGTGGAGTAAAATTACTCTGAGTCAATCCTTTATATCTCATTATCGGCTTCAGTCCATCATACTGTGATGAACTCTTAGTAGAACCATATAAAGAAGTAGTTTCAAAATGGCATATATCTGCATCATACTTTTTATTTAATATATTTCTAACTTCATGTGTACAACACAACATAGCCAGAAGTTTACCACCGAGATAATTGTATCCAAACGGTTGAGTTGGAACAATAATAAATCCCATAATAGCATGACGATTAAAAATTGTCAGATCTGGAGTAGTACCTAACCAATTATTACGTGGTTTAGAATTAATAGTTGGAGAACCAAATCTACAGAAACCTATAATCGTATTAGTATTCTTTTCAACTACCATCCACTTAAGAGATTTTCCAGGCACAGAATCTTCAATTGCATGTGAAGTTGTTATCTGCAATTTCTCATTAAATTCTCTAAGGGATCTAATACCAGATACTCTTCCACTAGTCTTCTTGAGATCCCTAGCTTCATAACAACCAATATCCATATCCTCTGGATGCATATCATAGGATGTAAACATACCATGAGTATCCTCTTCCTCATAAAACTGAGAAAGAGGACTACGATTCAATACACGTTCAATTTTTACATTACGCAAATATTCATCAATCCTATCCATGTTGGAAAAGTAATTAATGAATTTATCAGCTGCGTATATAGCATCCGATTCAGATAACATCATGAGAAGAACTTAGTCAATTCTGGTATATCTTTTGTATATTTTTTATACTTACTAAGACGTTCCTTTTCTATATTATACCACGCAAGACCCAATTTAATCAAGTCCTCTGGTCTCTTAGCATCACTTTTTCTTGTATTACATTTCTTACAAATTATCCAAACATTCTCATCAATATATCCACCATCAGGATCAATACGATCTAATGATGGTTGTTGATATCCTTTTACCATATTGTTACATCTACCATACCATACAGCCTTTCCACAACAAGGACAATTATCTTCAGCTAGACTTAACATATATTCTGGATTAAGTCTACCTTGTTTCCTCATCCTCACTCTTTCTGATTTAGTAGAAATATTAAAATCAATCCATACTTTCTTTACAGCTGTCCATATACCTTCACTATCATTATTATCATGTGCAACTTTGGCTTCCTCAAAGAAAGCCTTTTTTCTCCACGTATCTCCATCAAAAACCATGTAAGGATATTTGGCACCTTTAAGTACCCTACCTCCCGTTTTTGGTTCTACATCACCAGAAAGTACTGAAACGTTTTTATGGTGTTCACTCATAAACCTACCTTTAATTTAGATGGTTCAACAATCTCAACTTCTATAGGTTTATTAAGTATATCAGCAAGTTTATGATATGCCAATGCAGTAACAACTTGAGGAACAATGAAAGCAACCATAGCAACTATCCAAAAGAAATAGTAATAGTTTTCTTTGTTTTGAGTTCTCATTTGAATTCGCACTCCACCATGATTTCAGTTAATGCAGCTAAAAGATTTATTTCTTGGTCAGCAACGAAAGCAGACTGATACTGATACTTAGACACAATAAGGACACAAGCAGCAATACTAGGCCCGTCCAATACTTCGTAAAGAGAATCATACACACGCCTAAGCAATACAGTAGAATCATTGTCCAAACTATTGTTGACCCACTTACGTACTTCAGGAAAGTTTTTTTCCTTAAGGTGTTTAATAACATCATGAACCTTTAAATCAGAAAAAGATGCAAGGATACCACTATCTATTTTACCACCAACAGCATACCTTTGGCATTCATTTAACACTCTCCTCCAATCAGGAAAATGCTTATTAACTAATTCTACTAAGACTTTCTTATCAGCTTCAATCCGTTCTGTGTCCAAGATATTGTTAAGTCTTTGGAAGAAAGAAGCAGCGATTGTGGGTTTTTGTTTTCCTGTGATTGAAAAGTCAATAACGGCACAACGGGAATGGAGTGGCTCCAAGATTTTGTTCTTGTAGTTGCAGGTAAATATGAACCTACAGTTTTTGTAGAACGCTTCAATATTGGCCCTAAGTAAGAGTTGAACGTCATGAGTTGTATTATCAGCCTCATCTATAATTATAACCTTATGCGTTCCAGTCTGTTGTAAAGAAACAGTAGACGCAAAATTCTTAGCTTGATTCCTAACAGTGTCTAGGAATCTTCCTTCATCTGATCCGTTGATGACAATGTAATCTGAACCCAACGACTCACAGAGTGCTCTGGCAACGGTAGTTTTACCAATTCCTGGCGGACCACAAAGAAGAAGGTTGGGTATTTCTCCAACTTCCAAAAAATCTTGGAAGGTCTTTTTGATAGTCTCAGGTAATATACAATCATTTATTGTTTTGGGTCGATATTTCTCGACCCATAAGAATTCATCTCTCATAATGATGTTTATCTCTTTTTAAATACTCCGAACTTCATTAAAACATAAATTGTCAAGGATGTCCAGAAGACAATTTCTAATCCAATATAATTCATTATCCAAATGTAGAATCAGGTTCAAGTGCAATGTAATACTTAAGATCCGTATTCTTATTTGTAAACTCTGCAAGAAGTTTACTAGAGATTACAACATCATAAGCGCCAGGAATAATCTTGATGTTTTCTACCTTAAAGTTAAAGGAAAACTCAAGATCAGTCTCACCAACCTCCTCACTAAACTCATGAGAAGTATCATTCTTCTTATCCCTTACAACCAATTCTATCTTACCATTTCTACCAACAGCTGACAAGTCAGGAACCTGATAAATTGATGCAGCCTTAAGTAACTTATCTAACTGTTGAGTTGCAACAGTAAAACAAACATCTCTAGTCGGTAATGTAATCTCCTTTTCTGGTGGAGAAACAATAACATCAGGATCAGCAAAGAAATATTTAGCTCTACGACGGCCATCACGGATTGTAAGGTACGTATCGCCAAAATCTAGATCAGGTGAATCATAAAGACTAAGACCACTAAGGAACTGATTTAAATCATAAATCGCAAAGTCCTTCTCAAAATCTTCTTCAACCTCAGCTTCTGCAAGAATGTTTTTCATTACAGAAATAGTCTTTAACTTATTACCCTCTTTGATCAATATAGATTGATTGATCTGAGAAAAGTTCTTCAGAATATTAGTTGTGTTGTTAGAAAGTTTCATAGCCACGTTGGATTTCATTGTCATGTGTTTGTCCACTAAAATAGTATAAGAGTAAGCAATAGTGCATTGCCTTTAGTATATCACGTTTGGCTTGGCCTTTTTTTTCATATCTACTCAAATACTTAATTGCATTTGATCTACAAAAAGAAGGTGCATCACCAACGGATTCAATAAGGTCTAGAGTCTGAACATTAGATCCCTTAGTGGTATAATGTCCATTATATGTTGAAGTAACATATTCTTTAAGATCTTCAATTCCTTTATCTTCTTCATATTTTCTATATTCTGATTTGTTAATCGAAAGTTCTCGCATAGATTCTGACTGGTCAACCTTCATATTTATCTTCTCTCTTTTTAAAGGATCAGTTCCACGTTTATATCTGTAAACAGTTTTACCACCATCGGGCGATTCATAGATGTAAGGAGTTTTTCCAGTTACTGATTCTCCCATCAAATGATCGAATGCATCTGTAAAAGGATTTTCTCTATCTGGATCATTACGATTGTAATCATACCATGCAGAGGAATGTTCGATTTCTTCTTCTACATTAGCAGTATTACCTACTCCCACATTAGGTGGCCATGGACTGCCAGGAGTCCATTCAAATCCACCAGACCTTTCAATTTCATCCAATTCAGAATCTCTTTCTTTAGCCATATTCAAATAAGAAATCGTTAACAAGACTTTCTGCTTTTTCTTTTCCAAACTTACCTTTAAGGTATCCACTTACTGGATCAAGTCTGGTCATGTAAGCATCGAAGTCTTTATATTCACTGGTATCGATTCCAGTGGGTTTCTCATATTCTACCATATCTTTAAATTTAGTCAAGTATTCCTTAAATGTAGATAGATAAGCATTTACTTCTTCCATCTTACAATACCTAACAAAGATATTATCAGAGAAGTGATTACCCTTTTCAAAGAAACGATAATCTTCTGTTGCTACTGGTAAACCTTCTACACGATATGGATAATTCTCTTTAGGATGTTGAAAATCAAAAACAACAATAACCCTCTTCTCACTGAATGCCATAAGATCCATACCAAAACAAGGAAGGTTACTTCCTGTCTTTGGATATGCTATACAGTTAAAGATATCAACACTCTTACCATCCCTAATTTCCACCTGTCTTGATTTAAGAAAGTGTGGATGTGAATGTGTGATAGCATTGAGATGGGTTCCTTTACCTTCCCAACTGGCCCACAGACCTTCTATCTTCATAGGTAGAATTGATCTGTAGGCACTTATATAATCTTGCCAAATGGTCATGCATCTTCCTCCTCAGTAATATCAACCTCAACATCTACTTTATCATACAATTCTAAGAAAGATTGTTTAGTCTCATCATCAAAACGATTTAAACATACTTTAATAGCCTTTAACTTATCACCAAAAATACTATAAGCACGAATAACATGAATCAATCTACGAGTACTGATGATCTCTTCGATACCACCATCATAGAATGTTTTACGAATGATGTCTGCCCAGTCTACTAATCTCTTACAAAACTCATTATCATCAACACTAACTAAATTTGCAACATTTATAAGAATCTTTTGTTCTACAGAAGGTGAAGGATATTCTTGTTCAAATGTTACAGGGAATCGTTCAAGGAAGGCTTCATTAAGCACGTTAGTTCCAATAAATCGTCCGTCATCTGAACCTTTACCTTTAGTGTTTGCGGTTGCGATGATGTTGAAACCCTTCGCTGGTTGGATGAATCTTCCGATTTTTTTAAGGAAAACTCCCTTACCCTCAAGGATTGATTGGAGGCAGAGGATTTTGTTTGAGGCAAGGTCGATTTCGTCAAGGAGCAAGATAGCTCCTCTGTTGAGAGCTTGAATAACTGG